CTCTTGTCTAACTCCTCAGATAGTTTTTCTACTGTGGCTCTACTAGGATTTTCAGTATATGCGTTAGTCATCATCTTGACCTGCTCTGCCGTGTAGTTCACGCTCATATGATATCTCCTAAATCTCCTGTGCTGTCAATGTCATCAACACGCTTTTTATATTTTGTTATAATATCGTTCATCTCCATAGGGGACATTGACCATTCCCTACATAATTGTTTTTGAACCACTAAGTCTGGCAACTCATCAATTATAGTTCCACTCTCGTAGTCTTCAATGATTTGCTCAATAATATGCTTATTTACATTCATGTGTGTTCGCTCCATTTCTTTAATAATTCTTTACCTTTCAGTGCTTTACCAAATCTATGGATAATTTTACCACTTTGTTTTCGCACTATTACTCCGCTATTGTATTCAATGTCGGTTACCATTTTGCCTTCTGCTGTATCTTGTGGGCGAGTGTCATACCACATAGAATTTAGACTATGTACTTGTATTAGGCAGACACCCTTCGCCCACTCCTCTGCTTCCAACATTTGTCGTTGAAGCTCTACAGCAGAGTCATACTGCGTCATACTTGCCCTCGATTTTCGAAGAAGTTATGAACAAAATCGTCCAGCCATTCGTTCGGGCATACTTCTTCTCCTTCGATTTCATATAAATCGTCCCAGAATGTCTCTTTTTCTACTAAATTTCCGAACTTTTCTTTAGTATAGTGATGAATTTCATCAGAATCCATCTCCTCATACCCTGAATAACACTCGCCTTCTGAGTTTAATCCAAAGTCTGCTACTCCAATAAAGTTGCGAAACTCATCTTCGTATGTCATATACGCTGTAGCATCTTCATCCCATTGTGCCATAAAGTTTACCATGTGTTCTACCATTGCAATAGGCGGGCTCCACGCTGAATAACCACTAAAGCTATTCTCGTCCCAGTCCTCAATGTTACACCACTTAGCACCAATGTTGTTTACATACCAATCCCAGCTATTTTCAAGATAGCCATCACTATCATACTGAGGATTTGTACTCGCCATAAAAGGTTGCAAATCTAACTCTAGCAAGTCCTTGTATGTGTGGTATGGTGGGTCTAGCTTTTCGCCGCTCCATGTTGTTTTAATTTCGACCATTTCTGTTTTAAGCGAATCGTGGAAATTTTGAATCGCTTTTTCACTAGCATCGAAGCTAATGTTAAAATATACATGATTTGCCATGTTAAATATCTCCCTCTGCACGCACCTCACTCCTAACGACTTCAAAGCCATTGGGATAGCGTTTCTCTAATTTGTTAATATTCTCTTGCATTACTTCTTCAGGAGTGAAACCTAAAGCAATACATCCCTGTACCCAGTACCACAATACATCTCCTAACTCACGTTTCATGTGAAATACCTCGTCATCTGTAAAGCTAGTATCTGCTTGAAATACTTTTTTCTTTACTACTTCTGCAAATTCTCCACTTTCTGCCATCATACCTATAACAGCAGTAAGTAGTCTTGCTACTTGCATATCTTCACCACGCTCGTCGCCTTTACTCCATGTGTTTCCTGCTAGATTATTCAATCTATCTGCTAGCATCATAGAATTTTTACTTGTTTTGCTGGTTGTTGTGTCTACGAATTTCGCGTAATCATTAATCATCTGGTACTCCTTGCACTTTTAATAATTCATTTAATCTTTCAATCATTACCTCATACTCTTTGGTGAGTAGCTGTAATTCTTCGTTTAGTTGTTCAATCTGTTCAACTATTGTCTGCATATCTTCATCACACAGTCTGAGGAGTTGAGATATGCGCTCAATCTCCTCCTGTCTATACTTGTGTCCAACTCTTTGCTGTGAGTTTGGAAAAGGAATCAACTTGCCCATTATCTGAACCTGTCGCTATCTTCAAAAAACATATAGATAAGGAACATAGCCACTAGTAGTATTACTGTATAATCCATTAGGCGTTCTCCTTGTTTACCCACTCAATCTTGACGCCTCTGCGAACAAGTTCGTTTAGATACTTCTGTCTGTGTTTTGGCTTAGTTCTACTACTGTTAATCGCATCAAACAATTCTTCTTTGCTTGTGTTCTTTAGGTAATAATGCTTAAACTTTTTATTTTTGCCGCTAGCCGTATTCATACGTTGCCCTCTAGCGAAGTTCATTACTCTTTCACTTGGTTTAAATTTTGCTGGCATTGTTCCTCCTTTTTAACTCTGCTACTATTTCATTTTTGTACTTATGCTGTGGAAACCTATCCAACAACACTTCTAGCGATTTGCTAGTATGTATGCCATTGTGAAGGCGATACATAAATTCTTCTTTTTTGGTGGCGAAATGTTTAGGATAATACTTAAACGGTCGCCACAACTCATATCCTTTCAACTATATACTCTGATACGCAATCTAGCATTTCATCATAGTCATGCTGATTCACTTTGTGACACGCATAGTTGTGTGCTTCTATTATTAAGTCTTTTGGCACATCATCTATTGGCATCTTGAAATACTTGGTGTTCTTTTGTGTTTCGCAGAACTCAAGATAGTGGCGTAGATTTTCTACTGTATCTTGCACTGCGAGAACTCCATAGATTTCGCACTGATAAAACTTTTCTACATCATCTAGCACTTGCCAAAGGTCGTGCGTATGGAAGTATAGCTTGCCATCATCAGTGTCTTGCACTGGCTTGTCTCCGCCTTTTCCACATCTGATTCCCCAAAATCGTCGCATTACTGCACCTCCTCTGAGTTAGCGTCTAGCCATTTTACATCATAGTCTTTGTTAAGCGTGACTTTTACCTCACGCTTATTCTTTCCTACTACTGTGTAATCTAGCTGTTCGCCTGTGTTAGCAAATATGGTTGCTACTTTGCGTTCAAATGTTTTGAACTCTGCTTGTGTTAAAACTGCCTCCATTACTTGCTCCCCTTGACATATTGTGTTACTGTGCCGACTCGAGAAGGAGTTTGTATAGCTTCGCTACCTAGTTCCCATACTTGGTGTGGCCCTTTCCAGTAATTGTTGCACTGCTTCCTACGCGTAATTTCTTTGCGTATTAACTTACCTGTGCGTGTCAACTCGTGGCGTCTAGCCAACAATTCGACATTGTCCATTTGCATTACTGCGAGATATTCTGTATTTACTTGTGCCATCTTTTCCTCCTTTCGACCTCAAAATTTTAATATAGATATATTATATCACGCTTATAAGGTCATGTCAAGAACTATTTTATGTTATGCTGAAATTTTTGATGTTATTTTTGGTGGGCAAAAAAAGAGCAGGCACTTTCGTCCTGCTCGAAAAAACTACTTGTTTTTTGCTGTCGCCACTACTCAGTGTATACGCTGGGTGACTGGGCATACTAACTATCTTGGGTTTATTTACGCGCAACCTAATTGCGATAGTGTTGCCTACTTAGTTTTTATACTCGGGAAGTCGGCATTGTTCTTATGTT